CTCGATCGAGAAGGTCACCGTTACTGCACAGTCAAGAGCACTCAAGGCTGAGTACTCCTTAGAACTCGCTCAGGACCTTAAGGCAATCCACGGTCTGAATGCAGAAGCTGAGTTGGCAAACATTCTGTCAACTGAGATCCTTGCTGAAATCAACCGTGAAGTTATCCGTACCATCTATAAGGCTGCTGAAGCTGGTGCTCAGGATAACGTCGCTAATGCTGGTACTTTCGACCTCGACGTTGACTCGAATGGTCGTTGGTCTGTTGAGAAGTTCAAAGGTCTGATCTTCCAAATCGAGCGCGATGCCAACGCAATCGCACAAAGAACTCGTAGAGGAAAGGGCAACATGATTCTCTGCTCTGCAGATGTTGCTTCCGCTCTGACCATGGCTGGTGTACTCGATTACACCCCTGCTCTCAACGCTAACCTCAACGTTGATGACACTGGCAATACTTTCGCTGGTGTTCTGCAAGGTAAGTATCGTGTCTACATCGATCCTTATTCGGCAAACACTGGTGCAACTGGTGGCGGTGCTCAGTACTACGTTGCTGGTTATAAGGGTTCTTCACCTTATGATGCAGGTCTGTTCTATTGCCCATACGTTCCTCTGCAGATGGTACGTGCCGTTGGCGAGAACACCTTCCAGCCTAAGATCGGCTTTAAGACTCGCTATGGCATTGTTGCTAACCCATTCGCAAACGATGGTGCTACTTCAAGCCCAACTAGCGCAGTCACCGCAAACAGAAACCGTTACTACAGAAGAGTACGTGTTCTGAACCTCATGTGATCCATTTTCACAAGGTTTCTCAGAGGGTCCTTTGGACCCTCTTTTTTTATCTAAATAAAAATAAAAATGGCGACTAGTTTTCCAAATCAAATAGACAATAGAAATTTTCTATCGCCTGTTGGATTTAAGTTTACATTATCAAAAGAACCAAAGGCATCATTTTTTTGCAACTCTGCAAGAATACCAGAGATTAATTTAGGAACTGCAATCCAACCATCATACCTCAAAGACTTGGATGTTCCTGGAGATAAACTGTCATATGGTGATTTTTCTTTGAGATTTTTGGTTGATGAGAACATGGAAAACTATATGACAATTCACAATTGGTTGACTGGTCTTGGATATCCAGAAACCACACAAGATTTTAAAGATCTGACAACAGATGAAGATGGACTGAGAGATTTAAAAAGACAATTTAGTGATGGAAGTTTGCACATTTTAAATAGCAATTTTAGAGATGTTGCTATTGTAAAATTTAAAGATTTGTTCCCAACTTATTTGACTTCTTTGGAGTTTGAAGCGTCTGATACTGACGTAAACTACTTTACAGCAGAGGTCTCTTTCAAGTATACTGTGTATAATATTCTAGCTGCTGACGGTAGAACACGCTTATGAACTTAGATGAAATTCAGGAGATGTGGCAGAGAGATTCAGTCATTGATCCCGATAACTTACATGATGAGTCAATTAAAATCCCACAACTTCACTCGAAATATTATACCATCTACAATACAATTTTGTTGTTGAAAGAACGGGCAAGAGAAACTTACAATAGAGTGAAACTTGAACGTTATAACTATTACACAGGAAAGGCAGATCCAGAGGTTTATGAACAAGAACCTTTCCCATATAAGGTAAGAGACAAAGACGCCTTACAGAGGCATATGGACGCCGATGAGAAACTCAATAAGATTGACATCAAGATTCGGTATTATGATGTGATGCTTCGTTTTCTTGAAGACATTATCAAGACCATCTCTAACAGGACCTTTCAAATCAAAAATGCCATAGAGTGGCATCGCTTCCAAGCAGGATTTAACTAATGGATGACGACTATCTTTACGAACAAGATTTTAATCCAGACTTGCCCTTTGTTTCAATGGACATGGGTATTGAAGATGTGAGGCAGATTCATGAATCAATAAGTCTCCATCTTAAAAACTGGGTGTCGTGTCCCGACAAAAAAGAAAGATTAGAAGGTCTGAAAGATTTTCTGGAAAGATTGATGCTGGAATATACATTTAAGATGGGAGAATAAATATTCATAGGTGAAACTTATGGATAATGTCCCATTTGATCATATCAAAAAAGAATGAAGTATATCTTCAGGTAAAAGCAGAACCGCACGTCTACTACGAATTAGCAGACCAATTTACCTTTGATGTACCAGGTGCAAAGTTTATGCCTCAATACCGTAACAAGTATTGGGACGGAAAGATTCGTTTATTCAATACTCAGACTGGAGAGATATATGTTGGGTTATTGGATAAACTAACGCGGTTTTGTGAGAACCACGAATATACCTATGAGTTTGTTGACAACAAATTCTATGGTCTCCCTTTTGAGGTCAATGACTTCATCTCAAAGGAAGGTGTAAAAGATTATATGAACGCTATTTGCAAGTATTCTCCCCGCGAGTACCAAGTAGAGGGAGTATACGACGCCCTAAGACATAATAGAAGGCTGTTGATATCCCCAACTGCTTCTGGAAAGTCTCTGATGATATACTCTCTTGTGAGATATTACGTTGAGAGAGGACAAAATATTCTGATAGTCGTTCCGACGACTTCGCTTGTAGAGCAAATGTATAAAGACTTTGCAGACTATGGTTGGGACGTAGGTTCATTTTGTCACAAAATTTACGCGGGAAAAGAAAGAGAGACTGACTCGCAGGTGATTATCACCACCTGGCAGTCCATCTACAAACTCCCTCGCAAATATTTTTCAAGATTTAATGTGGTCGTTGGAGATGAAGCACACCAGTTCAAGTCTAAGTCTTTAATATCTATAATGTCTAAACTTGCAGATTGTAAGTATAGATTTGGATTCACTGGAACACTTGACGGCACACAAACTCATAAATGGGTGTTAGAAGGATTGTTTGGTCCTTCTTACAAAATCATCAGAACAGAAGAACTGATGAAGAAAGGACATGTTGCCAAATTAGACATCAACGTGCTTTTATTGAAACACCCTGCACATAGATTTGAAAATTTTGAAGAAGAAGTTCAGTACATTATCAATCATGACAGACGAAACAAGTTTATACGTAACCTTGCCCTTGATCTTAAAGGTAATACACTCATATTATTTTCCCGTGTTGAGGGGCACGGACAACCCCTTTACGATTTGATAAATAATTCAAAGGCAGATGAACGTCATGTCTTCTTTGTTCATGGTGGAGTGGCAACAGAAGATAGAGAAAAAGTAAGGGAGATTACAGAGAGAGAAAACAATGCGATTATCGTCGCTTCATACGGAACGTTCTCTACTGGTATTAACATTAAGAATCTCCACAATGTTATTTTTGCTTCTCCTTCAAAGTCCAGAATTAGAAATCTGCAAAGTATTGGAAGAGTCCTCAGAAAAGGCAATAACAAGACAAAAGCAACTTTATATGATATTGCTGACGACATTTCCTACAAGTCTAGGAGAAATTACACCCTTAATCATCTAATAGAAAGAATCAAAGTTTATAACGAAGAAAACTTTAACTATGATATTGTAAACATACCGCTAAAAAACTAATGGGAGACGAATTCTACGCAATTATAAAACTTACATCTGGTGAAGAAATAATATCATTGGTCTCTGTTGACGACAATGACGGAGATCCATTGCTTCTATTGCAAAACCCAATTACGATGAAAGTTTATAATACTCATCACGGAATGCATATCAAAGTCAAGTCTTGGATTGAAATGTCTTCTGATGATATCTTTATTATAAAACCTGATAGGATTATTACTATGACTGAAACTACTGATGAAAGAATAATTGATATTTACAATAATTATGTTGATGATGACGATGATAGTGATATAAGCGTTTATAACCCTTCTAACGATAATAAGTCAGGTTCTACTAGACCTTCTAGAAAGATGGGATATATCTCATCGGTAGAGTCTGCTAGAAAGAAACTAGAAGATATATTTAATAACTCAATAGAAAGCTAGAGCTGACTCTTCAACCCGGACAAAGGTAGTCTACACATGATTTCCAATGTTGTCAAGTCCCCAAAGTATGGTATAATAATAACAACTTATATTACACAGAGTCCGATGTTATGCCCAAAAAGAAGACAGAACATTATGTAAATAACAAGGAATTGTTGGAGGCAATGATTAACTACCGCATACGGGTAGAAAAATCATACAAAAAGATTTTTGATAGAGATCTCACTGAGCAACCAAAACAAGAAAGAGCAAAGCAGTGGGAAGGTAAACCACCAATTCCAAATTATCTTGGCGAATGTTTTCTTAAGATCGCAACGCACCTCTCATATAAACCCAACTTTGTAAACTACATGTTCAGAGAAGATATGATCTCTGATGGTATTGAGAACTGCGTTCAGTATATTCATAACTTTGATCCAGAGAAATCTAAGAATCCTTTTGCTTATTTTACTCAGATCATTCATTATGCTTTTCTCCGCAGAATCCAAAAGGAGAAAAAGCAGTTAGACATCAAAACCAAGATTATTGAAAGAACTGGATTTGATGAGGTTATGATGGTTGACGACAGCTTGCTTTCTGGTAGCAGTTCGGACTATAATACTATTAAGGACAACATCACCTATAAGAATCGATGAAGGTTGCCATCATCACGGATACTCATTACGGGGCACGTAAGGGTTCCAAGTATCTACACGATTATTTCGAACTCTTTTATGAGAATGTATTTTTCCCTGCCCTAGAAGAGCATGGAGTAGAAGCAGTCATACACATGGGTGATGCTTTTGATAGTCGGAAGTCGATTGACTATCAGAGTCTAGAATGGGCAAAGAGGGTTGTGTTTGACCCTCTCAAAAAGTATGATGTTCATATGATTATCGGAAATCATGACACATACTACAAGAACACGAATGAAGTAAACTCTCCAGAACTCTTACTTCAGACTTACTCTAATATTAAAGCATACAGTCAACCAACCGAAGTTAATGTTGGTGGACTTGATATTTTATTTTTACCATGGATTAATCAAGGAAATGAAGAACTATCTCTCAACACTATTAAAAAGACTTCTTGCAGGTGTGCGATGGGGCACCTGGAACTCCAAGGATTTAGAGTTAATCGACAAATCATCATGGAGCATGGTTTGGACGGCAAACTATTTGAGAAGTTCGATCATGTCTTCTCGGGACACTATCACACTCGATCGTCAGACGGAAGAATCTCATACCTAGGAAATCCTTATGAGATGTATTGGACGGATGTGAATGATACTCGTGGTTTTCATATCTTTGATACGGAAACCCTCACTCTGACTCCAATCAACAATCCTTATAAATTATTTTATAACATCTATTATGAGGATACCAACTACAAACTCTTCAATGCTACGGAGTATGAAAACAAAATCGTCAAGGTAATCGTCCGCAAAAAGACAAACCCTAAAGATTTTGAAAAGTTTATTGATAAACTTCATACAGTAGGAATTCAAGATCTCAAAATTGTTGAAAACTTTGATGTCCATGAAAGTGAAGAGTTTGATATTGATGAAGAAGAAAGTACAATTTCTATTCTAAATCGTTATATTGACGAATCAGAATTTGAGTTTGACAAAAATGTAATCAAAGGTATCTTCCAAGATTTGTATAGACAAGCTTGCGAAGTAGAGTAATGTTTCTCCTCACAGTCAAAGATAAGAAAGAAGACGGTGCCTATGCTGTTCAAGACCAGTATGGGAACAAAGTCTTATTTTTGTTTGAAGACGAGGATGATGCGGAGCGTTATGCTATGATGCTTGAAAATGAAGAAGAAGAGACCCTTATGGATGTTGTGGAGGTTGACGATGAGCTTGCCATAAAGACTTGTAAGCACTATAATTATAAGTATGCAGTGATCACCCCTGACGATATCGTTATTCCTCCTAAATTGAATGATAACTTTTCAAAAGATTAAATGGAAGAACTTTCTTTCCACTGGCAACACTTGGACTGAAATAAATTTCCAAAAATATAATACAAATTTGATCATCGGCACAAATGGAGCAGGTAAGTCCACAATGTTGGATGCTCTCACGTTCGTTCTTTTTAATAAACCTTTTCGTAAGATCAACAAACCCCAATTGGTGAACACTACCAATGAAAAGGAGTGTGTTGTTGAGATTGAGTTTTCTATTAATAATCGGGAATATTTGGTTCGTCGTGGAATCAAACCAAATGTGTTTGATATTGAGGTGAATGGAACACCTCTTCATAAGGAAGCAGATGATCGTGCGAATCAACGCATTCTGGAAGAGAGTATTCTGAAAGTAAACTATAAGTCCTTTACTCAGATTGTGATTCTGGGTAGTAGCACCTTTGTTCCTTTCATGCAACTAACGACTTCTAATCGTCGTGAAGTGATTGAAGATCTGTTGGATATTCGTATCTTCTCCGCGATGAATGCTCTCATCAAAGACAAGATTCGTGAGAAGAAGGATCAAATCAAATCTCTTGATCTTAGGAAAGAAACTCTCAAAGACAAGATGGAAATGCAGCAGAACTTCATCGATGAGTTGGAAAATCGTGGTCATGCCAACATCAATTCCAATAAGGAAAAGATTACCAAGTTGGATAATGAAGTTGGCGTCTACATGGAAGAGAATGCCAAGACTGAGGAAGAAATTCATAAGTTCACCAAAGAACAAGAAGAAGTTATTGATGCTGGTAAAAAGTTAGTAAAACTAAACAATCTTAGGGGTAAAATCTCTCAAAAGGTAAGTACAATTACCAAAGAACATAAGTTTTTTACTGAAAATACGGTTTGTCCCACCTGTACTCAGAGTATAGAAGAAGAGTTTCGGTTAAATAGAATTAGCGACGCTCAAAATAAGGCAAAGGAACTTAAAGATGGTTATGACGAACTTGAAAAAACAATTGAGTTCGAACAGGAGAGAGAGCGTCAATTCACTGCCCTATCTAAGGAGATTACAAAACTAACGCATGGCATTTCTCAAAACAATACTCGGATTAGCCTCAACCAGAGACAAATCAGAGATCTTGAGCATGAAATTCAAAAACTTACCGAGAACCTTGCAAACAGAAATTCTGAACATGAGAAGCTAGAAGAGTTTAGAGAAAATCTCCACAAGACAATAGAAGACCTCTCTACTAAAAAACAGGAAATCGTTCATTACGATTTTGCCTACTCCCTTCTCAGGGACGATGGTGTAAAAACGAAGATAATCAAAAAGTATCTTCCGTTCATAAATCAGCAGGTCAATCGTTATCTTCAACTGATGGATTTTTATATTAACTTCCATCTAAACGAAGAGTTCAACGAAACTGTAAAATCACCCATTCACGAAGACTTCTCTTACAGTTCGTTTAGTGAAGGTGAAAAAATGAGAATCGATCTAGCATTACTTTTTACTTGGAGGGAAGTCGCTAGACTCAAAAACTCAGTCAACACCAACCTGCTGATTATGGATGAGGTATTTGATTCTTCACTGGATGGGTTCGGAACCGATGAGTTCCTCAAAATTATCCGATATGTGATTAAGGATGCTAATATCTTTGTCATCTCTCACAAGACGGACCTACAAGACAAATTTGAAAGTGTCACAAGGTTCGAAAAAGTCAAAGGTTTTTCCCGTATGGTATCTTAACTAAGGAGGAAAAATGGTCACCCCAAACTGGCAGCATCACTCCAAGAAGGAGCAGAAACGGTCTCTCAAACCTCAGGCAATGAGAGCACGCAGAGAAGCGTTGAGACAGTTTAAGAAGCGTCACATGAACCGCCCTGATAAGGCGGTTTCGTCGTATTATGAGTCTATACGAACGAATGACTATGACCGTCCGCCACGAAATCAAGTCTCAACTCGCTAAGCTCCTTGCCACCGAAGACCTTGTGGTGGAGCACAAGAAGGTTGAGACTGCCTGCTTCAATGTCCATACTCGTGTGCTGACCCTGCCGATGTGGGAGAAGGCAAGCAGCACCGTCTATGACCTTCTGGTGGGTCATGAGGTTGGTCATGCTCTCTACACTCCCGATGAGAACTGGTTGGAAACTTGTAAGGTTCCTCCTCAGTTTGTGAATGTGGTGGAAGACGTTCGCATTGAGAAACTGATGAAGCGTCGTTATGCTGGTCTTTCCAAGACTTTCTATCGTGGATATGGAGAACTTGCCGAAGAAGACTTTTTCCAGATTGAAGGTGAAGATCTTGAGACTTATAACCTTGCAGATAAAGTCAATCTCTACTATAAACTTGGTAACTTTGCAAATGTACCTTTTGAGGATGATGAGCAAGAGATTGTCTCTATGATTGGAGAGACTGAGACTTTTGCTGATGTTTTGATTGCTGCTGAGAAACTCTACAAGTTCTGTAAGAAAAAGCAGGAAGAAGAAATGAAAACTCCTATGGATTCCTTGGAGTCTCAGCAAACTGGTGGTAATCAATCTGCCTCTGATTTTGCTGACCAACCTGAGGGTGAGAATGATGGTGAGACTGAAGAATCTTCTGGTGGTTCTCCGATGCAGGATGATGCTGACCTAGACACTCCTAGTTATCAGGGTGGTGACGTTAATGAGGAACCTGAAGTTAAGACCATGGAGTCTCTTGAGGAAGCACTCAAGCAACTTGTTGAAAACAATGGTATTGAGAATGTCTATCTTGAGTTGCCTAAACTTGACCTGAATAAAATTATTGTTCCCAACTCTGAAATCCACGATAAGTGTAAGGAATACTGGGGATCTTGGATCGAAGAGCAAGAATACTCTTACGAAGATGTCTTTGGTGAAGTTGATAAGAAGTTTGTAGAGTTTAAACGTTCTGCTCAGAAAGAAGTCAACTATCTGGTGAAAGAGTTTGAGTGCCGTAAGGCAGCAGACTCCTATGCTCGTGCTACTACTGCCCGAACTGGTGTTCTGGACTGTTCCAAACTTCACACCTACAAGTACAACGAAGACCTTTTCAAGAAGGTTACCACTCTTGCTGATGGTAAGAGTCACGGACTGGTGTTTATTCTTGACTGGTCTGGTTCTATGGGTGATGTGATGCTGGATACTGTCAAGCAACTCTTCAACCTTGTATGGTTCTGCAAAAAGGTTTCTATTCCTTTTGAGGTTTATGCCTTCACCAGCGACTATCCACTGGTTTCTTACAGTGAAGATGGTAAGGCAGCCATTCGTGAACTTGCTTATACTAAGAAAGATGGTCTGGTTCAGGTTGGTGAGTGGTTCTCTCTGATGAATATGCTCACCAGTAAGACCAATGGTAAAACTCTGGAAGAACAGATGAAGAATTTGTTCCGTCTTGCTAAGGCTTTCCGTTGGAACTCTTTTGTTCGCTATCAAATTCCTTATGGTATGAGTCTTTCTGGAACTCCTCTGAATGAGACTTTGATTGCTCTACATCAGATTCTTCCTAAGTTCCAGAAGGAGAATAAACTGCAGAAAGTTCAGTGTGTTGTTCTGACTGATGGTGAGGCAGCAATGTGTAAGTATCACCGTGAAGTTCATCGTCGTTTTGATGATGAACCTTATATCGGTACTTCTAACATCTACCCTAACTCCTATCTTCGTGACCGTAAGACTGGTATGACTTATTCACTCGATTGCGAGTGGTATGAGTTTACTGATGTTCTTCTCCGTAACCTCCGCGACAAGTTCAAAGATATCAACTTCATTGGTATTCGTGTTCTTGAGTCTCGTGATGCTGGATCCTTTATCCGCCGTTACTGTGGATACTTTGGTCCTGAGAACGAAAAGACTATGAGTACTTGGAAGAAAGAACCTGCTTTCAGCATTAAGTCTTCTGGTTATAATACTTACTTTGGTATTTCTGCCACTGCCCTTGCACAGGATACTGAATTTGAAGTGAAGGAAGATGCGACTAAAACACAAATCAAGTCTGCCTTTGTCAAGAGTCTCAAATCCAAAAAGATGAATAAAAAAATTCTTGGAGAGTTTGTGGAACTTGTTGCCTGATAAATATTTTTATAGAATAGGTATCAAAAATGACTAGATTCGGAAATTTGGTTGGAGGTAAGAAAGCAGCACCAGCGCCTGCTCCAGTTGTAGAACCAACACCAGCACCACTGGTAGAAGATGTTGTAGTTTCTCCCGAAGAGGAAGTTCTTACTGAAGCAAGTCCTCTGGAACAAATGTCTAAAAAACAACTTGAAAATTATGGTAGAGAGCATGGTATTGAGTTGGATAGAAGACATAGCAGAACTAAATTGGTTGAAGAATTGAAAGATCACCTGTCCAATTCTTAAACTGGCACATTGGGGGGTCTTCGGACCCCTTTTTTCTTGTATAATAACTTCAGTTGAAAAACACAAACGACATCATGACCATCTCCGCCGACTACATCCGCACTTCGCTCCAAGCAGTGTACGGCGAGTCTGTGACTGCCGCCGACATTCGTGCTTGGTGTGCTATGAATGGTTCTAACTACCAGACTGTTACCAAGAAAATCGATCAGTTCAAGACTGGTCGTGGTAAGTGGAATCTGACTATTCAAGAGGCACGAGAGCAACTGGAACAAACTGTAAAAGCACCTGCTGCACTTCCTGCTGTTGAGCAAAACCTTATTCCTGAGAAAGATGACACCTTCGTCAAGTTTGGTAACTTTGGCGATATTCGCAAAATTGTTGAGTCCCGTCTTTTCTATCCTACTTTCATCACTGGACTTTCTGGCAACGGCAAAACGTTCGGTGTGGAGCAAGCTTGTGCTCAACTGAAGCGTGAACTGATTCGTGTAAATATTACGATTGAGACTGATGAAGATGACCTTATCGGTGGTTTTAGGCTTGTTGATGGGAATACTGCATGGCACAATGGTCCCGTCATTGAAGCACTAGAACGGGGAGCAGTCCTTCTCCTTGATGAGATCGACCTGGCTTCTAATAAGATCCTCTGCCTTCAGTCCATTCTAGAAGGCAAGGGTGTCTTCCTCAAGAAGATTGGTAAGTGGATCAAACCTGCTGCTGGTTTCAACGTCATTGCCACTGCAAATACCAAAGGTAAAGGTTCTGATGATGGTCGCTTCATCGGCACTAACGTTCTGAATGAGGCGTTCCTTGAGCGTTTCCCTGTGACTTTTGAGCAGGAGTATCCGACTCCTAAGACTGAGCAAAAGATCCTTGAGGGTGTTGCTGCTGGTCTTGGTGTTAGTGATGCTGACTTCTGTAAGCGTCTGACTGACTGGGCAGACATCATCCGTAAGACCTTCTACGATGGTGGCATTGAAGAGATTATCAGCACCCGCCGCCTGGTCCACATTATCCGTGCCTATAGCATCTTTGGTGACAAGGCAAAAGCAATCCAAGTGTGTGTCAACCGTTTTGACGACGAAACCAAGCAAGCATTCCTTGAACTCTATGACAAGGTGGATGTTGACTTCCAACTTCCTACTGAAGAAGTTGCACCCGAAGCACCTTTCTGATATAATTG